GGGAAAGCATATGTATCACCTAAAAGCGTAAATGGCTGATTATAAGATATTCCACCATAAGTTATTACCGGAGAAAAAGTAACATTTGTCTCAGTATTACTTAAAAACGGTGTAGAAAAAATTACTTGATATTGGTCCATGTATTGACCGATTCCTGATGTAAACCTATTTACCAAGGAAGCAGACCAACCTGCGCCGGACATATTAATACCTAGGGAAACACATCCACTGACAATTGCAGTATTACCTGAAGAAACTGGATTAGAAGCAGATACTACTACCCTTCGGCTATTAGCTCTTACATTTGTTCCTGGAAGATTTAAACTTGTTCCTAGTTTTGCAGAAGTAATACCAGCATCTTTTAATTGAATGGTGTTAGAACTAACTTCAATAGTCGAGTTGTCTACAACATAAGGAGCAGACATATTGCCAGAAGCGTCCAAAGTCATTATTTTTTGAGAACTTGGAAGACTTGGCAATGTAATTGAATAGTCCGCGCCCATTGCAGCAGGAGGACTAAGAGTTAATGCTTTTGAATTCGCAGTAATGTTTCTTAGTAATAGTGAACCAGCATCTAAACTTGCAGCAGTGTTAACAGCCGATTGGAATACAATTGTAGAAGATAAACTGACAAATGTAGCACTAGCAGGGCTAACAAGATTTGCAATAGAACCGGAGGTACCGGCAATAGAGCCAGATTGTGTGATTCGAATCTGATTTCCCAGGCCATCGTTGTAATAAAGGTCATCTGCAACTCTGTACATACACCCAAGGTCGGAACCGCCAGATAGTGCTGACACTTGGTCTTGCAATCTTAAGCTTTTAATTGCAATGATGTTGTTGTTATTCATTGTAAAGTTAGAATTGATATTTAAACCATCTGGGGTAATCTGAACACCGGAACCCGGAGCATGATTATGTTGGTCCACAATGTTTAAAGATTGGTTTAAATCGCTAGCATAAACTGGCCCTGCAGTTACACCAACGCCTGGAAGTACCAGATTCATGTTTGGACTGTAAGATTCGCCGGCCATTGAAAACTCCTAAAATACGTAAATATCGACGACTACTGCCGCCGAGCTTGTTAATTGTAAAGTTAACTCAGGAAACTTGTTTGCATCCTGAGTGTCGTAAATTGCAGCGGAAGAGCGTTGTCTTGTTAAAATCCACCCTTGTAGTTTTCTTCCAAGCAAATGATTAATGACGTTGGCACCAGATGACAATTCTACATTCTTTAAAACTTTTCCGCTAGAAACTGGGTTAGCAACTACTGGGTTTAGTTGTGTTGCCCAAGCAGTTTGCATTAAGCCCATTTCAGTGGAATCAGATTTAAAAATTGGTAATGCCATGCTACATACCGCCCCAAGACCCATCAAAACCAAATCCGCCATTTCTTCCAGCAAAGCTACGAGTGTTGCTGATGGTATCTGGTTGTCCTGCGTCTCTATTCATTGCAGTTTCTTCAATACGCTGTTTTAATGCCATTTTTTGAGCCATTAAAAGACTCGCATCTGATTCTTCTTTTTCCAAAGCTTTGATAGCTGCATCAACAATAACATACTCAGCCCAACCGCTGACACCATCAAGAATGTCTGAATCTTTTAGTAATGTAGCTACTCGCGGAATATACCAAACTTGCATATATTGGCCAGCTGAAGGTGTAGGAATAAAATGAATACTGTTGCCCATAAGACGATATTGCATGTTAAACACACCGAAGAATGTACTTGTGACGTTTGGATATACATATCTGTTACGGCTTATGAACGGAAACTTATTTAACGTAACCCAAGCATTGTTGTTAGCTGCTAAACCGCAATCTAATCCCATAAGCTTGTAAAATGGTTTGCATACATTGTTATTTACATCTGTATAAGTAGATGTACCATCAGGAAGATTGTAAATAGCATTAGTACCATCAGTAACAAATTGATAAGCAGGAGCAATATAATAATCTTCATAAGTAGTTACCAGCAAATCGTATAACTCAAAATAGCTTTGATTAATGTATGAGTTCCATTCTGGTTTTGTTACAAAGTTAGAATTCACTCTGTCAGCTCGTTGTTGGGCCATAAGACGTATTTGTCCTAGAGTTAGCTGGCCTGGGTGTGTTGGAACTATAGATTGAACTTCTGTTGCACTGCTAGTGCCGGTTCCGTTTTTAGCGTATACTTTGTAATAATAGACAGTGCCAACCGTGACCGAAGTGTCCAAATAGTCAACGGCGGCAGCGTTTGAAATCTGCGTGAATGTAATGTTGTCTGTGCTGCGCTCTACAGGATAAGAAGTGGCCCCAGCTGAGCTATCCCAACTGAGGTATACTTGTCCATTTCCTTGTTGCACATACAGATTCTGTGGTGTGCTGGGTATGGCCATTTAGCCCCCTAAAGGTTATGTGCTAGCGTTTCGGCAAGTAATTTTTAGATAAGCAACTTCACCGGAAGCAGGGTCAGCAGCCGCTGCAGCGATGTCACGGAATTGAATAACCATTTGTGGAGCTGAAACTGTGTTTACTTGTTCAGAAACAATATTCATATCTGGAGCCGCTGGAGCGGAAGAGCCTGATTTAAACACTGCTTTAGCGTCCATAAGTAAGTAAAAGTTATCTTTTAAACGTAATGTATAGTTACCATCAGAGTTTCTAGTAATAGATACAACACCTTTAGCATTTGACAATGTAGGTGCTCCTGAAGCTCCGAATGTAACTTTTGCGTAGATATCTACCAAGTCGCGCTCGTAAGAATATCTAAATTGGAATAGACGTGAATTAGCCATGTGTACCTCTTGATTGGGGTAAGGTTAGTTATCGGTCATTGGTCGCCCCTGACATTTACCGAGAGCTGATGCTCATAATATCGTATTTGTTTTTAAAAATAAAAAACCCCTGGGGGCGTTTTAAGCTTCCCAAGGGTTAAGTACATAAAAACTGTATTTTTTTAGGTATTATGCTGACAATGGAACAACACAGTTCCATACAGGCGCATTACAGACGAGATTCCCGTAATAGCCAATTCGGATTTCTAAAGCATCTGCGTTACCAACACGAAGACCTTCTAGACCTTCTAGGCCATAAGTCAAGATGTGTGGAGCTTTTCCAAGTGAACGGAATTTTAATGTATCCATTTGTAACAAATAAGCTGTTCGGCTTGGGCAGTTACGGTCAGGGATTACAGTAATAGGTCCATATGGAGCATGAATCTTAAGACCAGCAAAAGCAATGTCTGCTTCGTCATGTCTTACATCAACGTATTGTACTTTAGAGCCAAGAGATTTCTCAAGAGCTGCATAAGAAGCAAAGTTCATGAAGCACATGTCAGGTTGTCCACCTTCACGAGCAACTAAGGAAGCTGCATCAATAAGAGCTTCTTCGATTGTCTCATTAGATGTATTTTGAGCAATAACTCCGTACATCCTAGAGTCAACTGAACGGTTAACACCCCAGAAAGAATCTAAAGAGCCTGGAGCAGTTTGTGGAAACCATGCACCAAGTCCAGATACTTTTTTGAAGCTAGTAGTAGCAGACAACGCACCAAAAGCAACGTCACCTTCTACGCCAAGCATTGGGAAGCTTGTAGACCAGTTAGTTGGAGTTCCAGCAGAGCCACCAGCGGTAGCAGATACTGTAATTGTTCCAGCATAACGGTTAACAGCAATAACATATCCAGAAGCTGCACTAGTAGATTGTGTATAAGTAGAACCAGAAACTGAGTAAGACACTAAAGCCATACCAACTTCAAAGTTAACCACAGAAGAAGCATCAGACAGTGTGATTACTCCAGAAGAAATTGCAGAAATCTGTCCACGAGCTCCAGAACCGTCGCTGTACAAATCTAAAGCCAAATCATTAGAGATATTGCGGAATGCAGTATCCATAACAAGTTTTGCTTCATCGATAAATGCACCAGCATTGTCTTTAGTAGCTTCTAGCAATTCGTTAGTGATTGTAGCAATTTGATAGTTGCTTACACGGTAAACGAAAAAGCTTGCCAAAGCAGGAGCTGTTTGGTTGTTTTGTGCATTAGAGAATGTAGCAGAACGCCCTTGAGGAGTTCCATAGATAAGAGGTACTGGGATGTATTTACCAGCGAAGCCGCTTGGCGACTCGTCTTTAGGCACTAAAGCCAAAAATGGGTTTTTCTTGTAGACCAAGTCTTTCATGTAGTCATCACCTGTGTACAACTCTTTTAGAGCTGCCACTTGGTTCGACGTACTTGCATAAGTAGGCATAATTTATTTTCCTTTATGATATTTGTCCCTTGAAAGCAGCCAAGGCACGTTCTCGGCGTTCTTTTTCAGACGAGCGTTTAGCTGGCTGACTTGGGAGATTGTTGTTTAATGTTTTTATAGTCGGTTGTCCAGGTC